ACTCCATGAAGTCAGTGTCATCCCGCCGCGCTTTACGCTTGGGCTTCGGCATTTTGGATGGGTTTATGGCCCCCATGCCGCGAGACGCTCTCACTTTTTGCCCTTCATGTAGCCGCCACCGCAAGCTACCATGGTGCCACGAGTTTTACCGCGTTGAGCGATGCCATCAGCACGTTTAGAGGCGGTCATTCCACCCTTGGCGTACTTGTCGCGCTTTTCATACGCTTCATCCTTCTGTTTTTGACGGATGATCTCCATCGCTTCAGAAGGAATAGGCGCGGGGTAGCGTTTGGTCAGCGACTCAACTTCTTTCTTGGTGCCGCGTTCATCGTAGGCCATGATGCCTCCTTAGCACTTCCCGCCGCGCTTCATGCCCTTGTTGCCGGCCATCTTGACGATGGTGCCTTTGGTTTTGCCCTTAGAAGCAATACCATCGCGGCTCGGAGCAGCGGTCTTGACTGCGCCCATCTTGGAGGCGGCAATGCCACCACCAGCCATTTTCTTCATCTTCATACCAGCCTCTTCTTTCTGCTCGCCACGAGCGTACTGTTGGGGTGAAATCCTGCCAGACTTGATAGCCTTGGCTTCCTTGAGTTCCTCGGCATAAGTCTCTTTGCCGCCGAACAATTTCTTTGCCATACCGCCTCCTGCAAACTTCTTGCTTTTGTCAGCTTCGGAAAAGTCCTTGCCAACGGATTGAGGAATACCAACCCTCTTGGCGAACGCTGGGTTATGCGCCACTGCGGCCATCAGGTTGTGCTGTTTCTTGCTAACCGAGGGCACTGCGTTGCTCCTTCATGAACGAGTCCAGCTTCGCCTCAAGCCTGTCCAAGCGATCCAACACGCGGTTGATGTCCGTATGCACGTCTGCACGGGTCACAAACTTTTCAGCGTTTTCTTCCCGGGTCTTACTGACCAGGATGCTTACACGCTCAAGCTTGTCGTGCATGGTTTTTACCCACATCAACACTGCTGCGGATACCGTTGACAAAATGATGTTCCAAACCATCGTATCCATGTCAGCACTTCCACGCTCTCAACGACTTGTTAATACGGCTGTTCGGATCTTTGGCCGTCTTCTCGCTGGTGAGCTTCTTCTTCATGCCTTTCATTCGGGCGCAAAAAGAGTCCCTGCGTGACCCACCCTCTGGCTGGGGAGGCTTCAGACCCGGCTTCCCAGGATTGGCGCGATTGTAGGAGGCGCGCCCTTTGGCGTTCAATCCGCCCTCCGGGTTCTTGCCTTCCTTGCGTTGCCATGCTGGGGTCTTAGCCATAAAACACCGTTGCGGTGGTGCCTGTGCCGGTTACTTCTACGTAAAGATCAGTCAAGCACACAACACCTTCGCCTGGGACGAGGACGTTAAAAGGTGTTCCGTTTGCCAACGTAGCTGTTGAAAACAAAACTGTGCCACTAGAACCGCCATCACGAACAAGCGCAGTTCCGCCCGCAGATCCCGGCGTGACAACCAGACCCTTGAATCGAGTCCGGCCATCAAACACCGTGGCAGACGTAGAAACGTACCCTGCCTTTACATCGGTTTGCATCGCCATGATGCGCTCCTAGTTATTGCTGGAAGGCGGTGGGGAACATCGCGCCATCAGAGCCGCGCACGACATAAGTGATGACCAGCGTGCCAGCACCAGCAGACAAAGAACCGCTGCTTGCCATCGTGTAAGTAACGATAGCGTCCGTTGAACCCACGTTGTTCCACAGAGCGCCTTGAGCGTCCGAGGTGGGGTTGAATGAGATGTTGGACGACGAGCCAGCAGTGATAGCCGAGCAGGTGGCGAAGGCCGTGCCACCGAGGTACAGCGTAATAACGCCAGACGTGCCGGTGAACTTGGTCGTTTGAATAATCGAGACGCTGGTAATCAAAGCGCCAGCAGGCAGCACACATGCTTGCGTAGCGGCGGTATCGCCATAAGCAACAGTGGCGATCTGGTTAACAGACGTAGCGCCCAAGTTTTGAATCGTGCCTGCGGTCGTACCGGTCGTGTTTTTGACGGTGCCCAGCAGCCAAGGGCCAAGGTGCGTTGCGAATCCCATGGAAATATCCTCAATCTGCGCTTACTGTCTTTGAGGGAAGTCCGCCAAGCCGGTCAGTAAGCTGTGAATACTCTTGGACTTGGCGCTGTTGTATCACTTCTTTGGGGGGAATGCAAGCGCTTCTTCATCGGGCGGCAACTTGTTGTATTTAACCGCATTCTCCGTCCGGGTAATAACACGCAAATTCCAAGGCACATGTAATCCGCAAACAGTCTCATGCTGCAATGGCCAAATGTGATCCACGACGTACGCCTCACCCGTGGTCTTGGACATGGTGATGGCAATCTGGTACATCGAGCGCATCTCCGTCTTTTGCCTGCGGGTTAACCACGGAGGTGTTGCATTTCGGTGTTTACGGCGGCGGTTCTTTGTTTTAGCCCGAACCAAATCCACATTCTGTTCATTCCACACATTTCTGTAACGTCGCTTATCCTCGTCAGGGCGAGCCTGCGCACGGGCTTTTACCGCGTCTCGATTCCTTTCATAGTAGCGTTGCTTCGCGGCTTGACCTGCCTCTGAGCGGTTGTAATTGGCAAAGTAATTGGCACGCTTTTCTTGGGCTTGCGCCCACTCAACCTTCAGGCACTCAACGCAAGCGCCTTTTGTTTTGCGCGGTGCAACATGTCCGTGTTTGCACGGCTCACCAGTAAAGTAATACTTGGCTCCAAATGCCTGGGCTTCTTTGCGTGTCTTGGGTAGATTTGTGGTCTCCATCACGGCTCCTGTGTTACGACACAGGTAATGTAGCAGTACGGGAAACAAAATGCAACAGGCAAAGAAAAACGGCCCCGAAGGGCCGTTTTGTAATGGAAAACCCTGAAAAATCAGGACGATCCAGGGCTTCCGTAGATGCCCAAGGGGTCAGAGACGCCGAAGCTGTAACGCTCACGAGCCTTGAACCGGTTGTTCCCAGTATCAAAGTCGGCATCCATTGACGTAGCCAGAGGCACACGCACGAAGTGCTTCAGACCATTGGGCACGTCGGTGGTCAGGAACCAGCCGTTGGTGTCGGTCAAGAAGTGGTTCACGGTGTAGCCACCGGGGATAGAACCGTTGTTCTTGATGGCGTTGATGTCATTGTCGTTGGTACCAACGCGCAGCTCGGTTTCGAGCAGGCGGGTTGCAACGAACATCAGTGCCGGGGGAACAACCAGCTTCTTGGGCTTGGCGGCGATCAGCAGGCCGCGTTCATCCGTCCAACCAGCGATCTGAATCACGGCGTTTTCCAACGACGTTTCGTTCAGGTCAGCACCGGTAGCGGGGCGGTTGCTGTTGGTGCCACCAGACACCAGGGGGTGAGCCGTCGAACACAGAACTTGCCCGTCACCGTAGGTGGGGCCGCCGGTGAAGGCGTTGTTCAGGACGTAGGCGCCCTTGACTTGCTTGGTGTAAGCCATACCACGGGCCAGGGCCTTGGTGTAGCGGCTGGAGAGGCTGTCATACAGGTTATCTTCCACAGCTTCCTCGGTGATGGAGAAGCCCATCGCGATGGTTTCGTGGGTATAACGAGCAGTCCATGCTTCCTGCGCATTGTCATAAGCAATGGCAGAGCCTTCGTTCTTCACCGGAGCGGCGGAGAAGCCAGACAGCTTGGTTTCCTCTTCAAAGCTACGCTCCGAGGTCTCGGTTTCGTAGATTTCCTTGTGCTCTTCGCCGTACTTAGCGTACTCAAGGCCGAACAAGGCGTTCAGACCAGGGAGCAGTTCCTTCAGCAGTTGTGCGCGTGAAATTGCCATGATCTACTCCTTAGATACCGGTGGTGTTGTTGTAGGTGTGGGTGTTGATCTTGACGATCACTTCTGCATAAGCAGTCGTGGAGGTCATGGTCTCGGGTACCACATCGACAATACGAATCGGCAGAGTAGCCGTAACGTCGGTACTGGTGGTGATTGCTTGCGCAGAGTCACCAGTATTGGCGTTGCCGGAGTTCAAAGCCACGGGAGCGTTCTGACCAACAGCGGTACGGGTCAGGGTAGACATGGTCGTGCCAGAAGACACGATAGCAACCTTGAACAGAGCGCGTGGGTCATCAACAACGTAAGCCACAACGTTGGTCACGCCAGATGCGGGAGCATACTGGGCTTGAACGGTCTGGCCAGACGAGTTGGTGTACTGCACGCCGACACAAACGCCAAGACATTGTGCAGCTGCGGTACCGCTGGAGATCACGGCACAAGTGCCGGACGACAGCATTTCGACGAGATCGCCAGTGTACACGGCGCCAGAGGCGACCGGAACCTGACGGGTAGACCCCGCGTACGGCGTACCACCAATGCTATTGATGGGTTGGAAGCCGTAGGGAGCGCTAACGGTGGGATAAGCCATGTTGAGACTCCAAAAAGTTTAAATACCTTTACCGAAAGTGACCTTCGAAGACCGCTCTTTGAAAAGCGGCATACGCGGGTCATTTTCACGCATGTAGGTGTTGTCCACAGAGTTCATTTGAGCTTCCGCTTGTTGGCGGTAGTACTCATTACGATCCTCAGTAAACTCCACCGGGGTTTTGCAAAGCAGCAAGCCACCGATCTCAATAGAGTCAGGGAAGCGGGTAGCTCCACCGGCGACCATAGTGATCTCGGGATGCTCAGAAGCCTTGACTGGTTCCCAGCCTTCGCGGAGTTTTGACGAAATATTGATGGCGTCAGGATTGTTCAAGGTGCTCAAACGAACCCAGCGAAATACATAGCCCGGCTCCGGGTTGGGGTCAGGCAACAGTTGCGGCGGCGTCCACTTACGTTTACGTGCCGTTTTTTCACGGGTCTCAAGCTCGCGGCTTGTACGCTTGGTTTGTCCAATATCTTCAGTCATGTTTATTTCCTCATTTCATCCGCAACCTTACGCGCATAGAGTTCCAACGGAACACCTAGGCGTTTGGCGATTTCCACCTGCGATTTGGTAAGTACGACTTTTCGGGGCGCAGTACTACGTGTTGCCGGTGAGACAACGTTTGATGGCTTGGAACGCTGAGTAGGCGCATCAGCGGGTTTCTCTGACTCAAACGCATCAGGAAACCGATCCCGCATCTCTTTGTCAATACGTCGGAAGTATTCTTCGGACGCAGTAGAGACGCCTTCATTCTGCACCAGGTCTTCATGAACTGCCACAGCGTAAGCAGTCATTTTCCGGTTAGTGCCGAACCAGGGATTCCGCTCTTGCCATTCGTCCACACGAGGATCTGGACGAGGGGCGCGAGGTTCTGGGGTGGGTTGTACAGCAGATTTTTCCTCTTGTAAAGGGGCAGGCCTAAAATTATTGACCTTGTCTGCTTTGATCTTGATTGCTGTTAGCTCTTCCTGTGCAGCCAGCAGGCCATCTGAGTCACCTGCTTCGTACGCTTCCTTGTACTTACGCTTGGCTTCACTCAGCTCACTAGCCACCACTTTTTTGGCCTGCTCCAGCAATGCGGTCTGGCCTTGAGACAACGAGCCCTTGAGCTTTTTGTTCTCCTCGGCAATGACTTGCGCGGCCCGAACAGCCTCTTCGCGTTCCCGCAAAGCAGCTTCTTTGGCCCGGCGCTCTTCGTGGTAACCCTTAGTAAAGTGCTGAATACGCTTTTTAACGCTTTCGTCGTACTTATCCAGCTCTTCGTCTGACAGCTCCTTGGGGGGCTCTGCCATGGGTTTACGGTTGCGGTCTTCCGGTGGGGTGTCGTCTACAACCTCAATCTCGGGTTTACCCTCACCTTCGACCTCAAAAGACGCCTCTTCTTTGGCTTCTACGACAGCGCCACCCTTCCTAGGGTTTTCACTACCTTCGTCAGGGAATTCAAATTCTGTTTTTTCCATGTTGTCTCCTTACAGACGGGTGATTCCGCGCGGATCCTGCACCACGGCTTCCACCGAGTCATCATTGATGAGGCGGAACTCTTTGCCATGGATCTTGATGCGGGTGCCGGTGTTGGGGCGAACCAGCACAAAGTCGCCCTGTTTGCACGACGGGCCGCTTGGGAAGCGCTTTTCGTCTTTAAAGGCGTCCGGGCCCAGCTTGACCACGAACAACACAGGGGACAACAGCTCTTCGTAGTGCATGGTTTGCCCGGCTTTCACCAGCCCGGAGTCACCATACTCTTCCTCAATATCCGGTAGTACACACAGGATGTGGTACGTTGCCGGATCAGGTACTTGCCGTGCTTTCTCTTCCGCCGTAGCGTTGAGAATGCCGGACAGGTCTACTGCCGATACGTCAAATTCAGTCATCTTCAAACTCTTTCAAACGTCGCACGAGGTCACCCAGCTCTGTCTGTGCGGTCTGGAGACCTCGGATGAATCCGCACAGTTCTCTGTAGTGAGCGAAGTCGCGTGCGCCTCCGTCACCCAGCAGTTCGATGATGTCTTTCTTACGCTGCTCCAGCTTAGAGTCAACGTACTCGTAGGCTTTCCTGTCCATCAATCTCCTTTAGGTTTTTTCGCCGGTTTTTCTTTTGGCTGAGATGCGGCCTGGCGTGCGTTATGGATGGCTTGCGCAGCGTTGAGGTTGGCGCTCCTCTCCGCGTGGTCCATCTTTTGCGCATGCACCTGGCCCCCGTGTGCCAGCTTTTGCTGGGCTTGTTGTGCTTGCATTTGTTGCTGCTGCATCTGCTGTTGTTGAGCTTGCTGTGCCTGCATGGCCTTGATCTGCTGATCCAGCTTCATACGGGCAATCTCAAGCGCATGGATCTCCTGCGCCTGCATGAGTTCCTGCTGTACGCGAGCAGCGGCCAGCTCTGGGTCTTCGCCGCTCTTCGATGCGCCTTCGCGCGCCTTGAGGGCCAGTTCTTCCGACTTGAGCTGCAGGTCGCCCAGAACCTTGAGCTGCTTGGTTTCGGCTTCCTGCTCCTTGATCTCCAGCTCTTTCATCTGGATCTGGACCATCGGATCCTGCATCGCCTGCTGAGCTTGTTGCTGCATTGCCTGGCCTTTGCTTTGAGCCAGCACTTGCTGTGCGGCTTTGGCTGCCATGCGAGACAGACCAACCTCCAGCTCCTGAGGAATGTCCTCGTCGGGCTTGGGCATGGGCAGACCCAGCTGATCCTCGACCTTTTTGCGGTACGCAAATGCCAAGTGCTGAGTGACGTGCGCCATGATGGCGGCTTGCATAGCCTGCGCCTGAGGAGACTGACCGACCTGCTGCATGAGCACCGGATCCTGCATCATGGCCATGTGGACAGCGATGTGCGCATCGTGGTCTTGGTAGATAAACGCTTTGGTGGGCTTGCCAGTCAGGAGCGCCATGTTCTCAGACACAGGGTCGCGCGGCTTCATGTCGTCCTCGATCGGCACCAGCTTGTCAGCGTTCTTGATGCCCAGCACCTCGATCATCTGGCGGTGCAGCACGGGCAAGTCATAGATCTGCGGAGCGCCCTGGGCCAACTGAATCACGGCCTGGTACTGCATGATCCGTTGCGCCATGGTGGCGCTGTTGGGATCAGACACCGGGATCACATCACACGAGTCGTAATCAGCTTGCTTGGCCTTGCGGTCACCGCTGGCCGGGTTGAACGAATACTCTTCGGGAGCGTAGTCGCGGATGATGCCCTTGAGGAGTTTGAACTCCTGCTTCATGCTGAAGTGGACGCGCGCCTGGACCGCAGACATCGTCTTTAACTGCCGCTCCAAGAGGGCCAGTGTGGTACCCACCGGAGCGTTTGCGCTCATGTCCGACACGTTCATGTCGGCGATCGAACCCAAGCGACGTGCCTCGTCGGTGATCTTGTCTAGCAACCCAGCCAGAACCTGTGACGGCTCTTTGTAGGGCAGCGCCATGATGTTGTCTTTGATGCTGCCAGACGGCACATCCACATCACGGAATTCTCCGGGGGCGATCGGAGTATCGTCACCCTTCACGCGCAGGCCGCGAGCCTTCAGTCCTCCGGGGAGATTAGACAGAGTACCAGCATCAATGAGCTGGCGAATAAGAGATGTACCGGCTCGTGCGTATCCACCGATAAGATGAATATAACCAAAGCCGTAAGCGCCAAATCCTGGAACATAGTCGTACTGAACAAAGTGCTGCCGCTTCTGTTTCTTTGGGTCGTCCTCTTCCCAGTTGCGACGAATAGCTAGGACTTTATTGGTGCCCTTGTCGATGGTGATGACGTAGGGGCGTGCGATCTCATCAGGATCCTCATACCCAGGCAGGTCATAGTCGAGGTGGACTTCGTAGATGTGATACCGGTCGTCATCGCCAAGCGAATAGCCCTGGTCTTCGGCTTTCTTCTTCTCAACGTCAGTATGGAACGACTGCGGCTCGCCCAGCTCCACGTCCACATAGAACCCGCCAACCTGCAGCTTCTTGATGTCGTTCTTTGTCTTGCGCATCAGGTGCGATACACGGTCCGCAGTGCGCACGCTAGTCGCGCCGTAAGGAATGATAAGTTCTTCAGCGGGAACAAAAATAGATACCTGGCGCTCCAGGCTCGGGTCGTAGTAGACCTTCTTAAACGCTGCACCTGCCAGGCCCAGGTTGAACAGCATGCGCTCATGCTCGGGGCGATACTCAGTCATCACCTCGGTGAGCTGGTAGTTCATGTCGTCCCGAACACGCTCGGCGGCCTCTTCTTTGAGCTTATCGATCGCACCCACAATCTCAGTTTTAACGGGGCCGGCGGCAGGGAACGTCTCGATGATGGTTTCGGATTGGAACCTAACGGCTGCCTCGGTAAGTAAGGTACTGAAGACACCGCACGCCCCGTTCCACGGTTCCGTACGCTCTTCATACCGCATCCCCAGAACCTCAAGCCCGCGCACATACATCTCTACCCAGTCTTTGCGCGACCCAATGTCAGACTCAACCAGCTCCATGATGTCGGAGCCGACCTTCTCAAGCTCGCCCTCGTCCATGTACTCAGCCAGGTTGGCATCAAACGGTTCCAGCTCTACTTCTGCACCGCCGGGCTCCAGGTCAATCTCCAGCCCATCCATAGCAATGTGTACGGCTTCTGGGTCTTCAATCTCAATCTCAAGTTCAGACCCAGTATCAAGCTCATCGGGGATGATGCTGTCTAAGCCCAAGGGAGCGGTGTAGATGCTTTTTTCCATGGTGTTCCTTACCTGCGCGTGGCGCGATTGGTACGAGGGTTGTATGTGAGGTCAGACTTTTTCGCACCTGTGGCTTTAGCTGCGCGGTCAATCGCACGCTCTTCAGCAGTCATTTGGTTGCGTTTCATCCCCTCAGGAGTGTACTTCTCAGTGCCAGGATACAAGTGACCACGTTTTTGTAGGATGCCAACAGCCACATCGCGGGAGCCCACCTGAGCGGCCAGTCGGTCGATCAGTTCTCCACGTCCCATGTGTTTCATTGTTGCCACTGCGGCTCCTTAGTAATACGCCGGGCGACGCCCGACATAGAACGGTTCTGTATCGTGCTTGTCGGTGGACAGGTCAAGCAAGCCGCCTTTGCGGATCCGCATCAGTGCCAGCGTCATTGCGTCCACCTCGTCATCGTGTTCGCCTGCGGGAAACGCCAGGATCTCCTCCACGGTAGCAGCAGCCCAAGCAGTCTCGGGGAACCATACGTGTCCGGCGGCGAACATATCTGACACTGCGTTCACCCGGGCGAGCTTGTCTTGACCTTTACCCGGAGCGAAGTCCTGGACGAATATACCCGATCTACGCATTTCGTCAATGAGCGGCTGGCCGCTGGCTTTAGATTCCACGACCACCGAGTCGGGCTCCCACTCCTCATACTGCTCATGCGCCATGACCTTGAGCTCCGGGAACTCATACTTTCCCTTGACCCGGTTGAGCAGGATCACGTTGGTCTTGTTGTCCTCCTCGTTGAACCACACACCCCAGGTGTGGCACACCGAAAAGTCCGACCGCTCTTTGGTTGTGAGCGCCGTATCGTACGACTGCACGATGAACTGAACCTTAGGCGGATCTTCCTTAGTCCACCACTTGATCCAGTCACGTTTGATGATGGCCGCTTCGGCAGCTGTGGGGTTCTGCTGGTACTGCGCATACCATTGCCACATGATGTGGTGCATCGACGCCCGGGTCTGCTGCAAGCTCTCCAGGCTCCACTGCTCCGGCCAGATAGACTTCTCGTGGTCTGTATGTTCATACAGTATGGCTGGGAACTCAAACGGCTCATAGATGTCCCCGCCTTCGTTCTGCGCGCTGTCTTTTAAGAGCCGCCCAATCAGATCCCGCTGGTGCCACCGGGTATGCAGTACGCAGATTTTCCCCTCTGGCATCAGACGAGTACGCAGACCCGCAGTGAACCATTCGTACGTGCTGTCCAGGGAGGTTGTGTTCCCCGCCTTGATGTCTTGTTCTGACAACGGGTCGTCTGCAATGATTAGGTGGGCGCCTCGCCCAGCCAACGCACCGCCCACACCGATTGAGAAATATTCGCCCCCAGCGGTCGTGTTCCACTGTGCAGCCGCCTTGGCATCTGCAGCGATGCGCGTGCCAGGGAAAATCTTCTGGTATTCCGGCGTATTGATGAGGTTTCGCACCTTACGGGCCATCACAACTGCCAGATCTGCGGTGTGGGAGGCCACAATTACCTTGTGTTCGGGGTGTCTACCCAGGTACCAGGCCGGGTAGTAGATGGAAATCATCTGGGATTTACCCATACGAGGCGCCATAGAGACGGCAATTCGCTCTTTCAGCCCCATTTCCACGTCCATTAGCAGTCCGCCAAGCCGTTTTAGGTGGGTTCCGAACTTGTAATTGGGGTCAATGGCTGCAATGAACGCCAAAAAGTCGTTTTGGCAGAGGTGAGCGCGCTTTCTCTCCTCCAGAATGTCCATCATGGCCAGGAGTTCGGCAGCTTCTTCCTTAGAAGTGCTCTTGATGACCTTCTCTACGGTCGTTTTGTCCAGAATTTGCGGGATTTGAGGGAGCATTCAGGGGTTTTGGGCGGTTACTCGCGGCCCGTTACGTCCGTAACGTCCATATCCAGCGCTCTGTTGGCCGTGCCAGGCTCAAATACTGAGCCTTCAATGACTTTTGTCAGGCGCTCACGCAGCATCTGCTCCAGTTCCTCAGTCGGACGGTGGCGCATTGTGATTTCTGTCTTGTCGGTGAAGAGCCCAACGTCACTAATCTTGCCAATCAGCTCCAGGGCTCGCAGTTGTATGCGCGGATCCCGGTTATCTGCAAGGAGAACTAACTTATTAGTGACCAGGTTGCGCAGCTGCAGGGCCGACTCCACAACGGCTGCAGAGTAT